TCTACAAGCTCGCCACAGCCGCGCTGGAAATCAGACAGGAGGAATAACGCCATGCGTACCCCGATAAACCTGTTTCCCATGGGAATGCCGTACCACGACCGCCGCACGGCGTGGGAAGACCGCACGTTCCGGTACCATTGGCGACGAGGGTTTATGCTTTTCTTTGGTGGGATTCTCGGCTGTATATTCTCGTGGCTGGCATGAAAGCTCCGCCCCCGCCGGGTCGCCTGGACTCGTACCATGACGCGGTCGAGCGCGCGCGGCACGACTTTGAGATGTACCGCCAGAGGCGCAGGATACGTAATCGGCTCATAATCGTGCTGGCGATATGGTTCACGGTCATTGGAGCGCTGGCCTTCTTTACGCTCGGGAGGAACTGAGATGGCATTGATAGCTGGGCACACCTTTGAGGAAACGCACCTTGGTCGCGCGTGTGTTGGTTTGCTTCCAGGCGGGGAAGTCTGTTTCCGCAGGTGGGCGGATATTCGCAACGCGACAAGGGTGGACGTCGACAAGCCGGATATTGCACACATCGCAAAATTAAATGCGGCGGAAGCCGATCAGATCGGGGCTGAGCGTCTGCTTGAGGACGTCAGGATTTCGAATGCCACGCGGATAGCGGCGGGCTTTGGGATTGGCGGCATGGCGGCTGGGAGCGAGGTAAGTCATGAACATGGAGGGACGGCGACATGAGTGAGTTGACAAAAGAGATTTACGAAATCCCCCATCCGCCGGCGGCGACGTGGGGCCGTTCGTCGGACAGCATTCACGCCCGGCAGCTTGCGGCACTGACCGCGCAACGCGATGCGGCGAGTGAGGATGCGCGGGTCAAGGGGGATCGGGCCTCTAAGGCAGAGGGGTTGGTCGAGCAACTGAAAGACGAGCGCGACACCTGGTCGAGCGCTGGCCGGGGATGGCAAGAACGGGCCTCCAGGGCCGATATCCGGGCCGTGCAACTGAAAGCCGCGCTCTCGGCGGCATTGGATATGGCTCAGGCGATGGAGGCGGAGCGGGATACCGGACTCGCATATGTTATCCTGCTTCAGGTTGAAATAATGGGTCTCCACGACGCGCTGGCGCAGGCGCTGGCGAAGCGTCCGGCGGCATTCACCGACCCCAATGAGAAGCCGGAGCACAACCCGTTCCGCGAGTTCCCGAACGATCGCCGCATGGTGGGGAGATGACCTATCGCGTGGCGACGAATAGCGGTGGCTTCAACCAGTGGTGGGATGAGGGGGAAGCAATCCCATTTTCCCCCACTGCTATCCGGGAAGCGACACCGGAAGAAACCTTTTGGATAGATCGGATCAAGAAGCAAAACGCGGCTGGACGCATGCCTAGCCTCGCGGCTCCGTCACTGTCGGCAGAGGAGTGCGAGCGCCGTATCCCCATGGATGCCCGCTGAAATTACCTACGCCTGAAGGAGCCCTCACGATGGCATACACTGAAGGACGTGAAGCCCGCTACAATGGACTACAACTGTCTGAAAATCCTTATTTGAAAGGCCCCTTTGCGTGGAGCTGGGCCGCGGGATGGCACGACAGTGACGCCATGCTCCACGCAATGGAGCGACACCAGGAGCAATACAAGCGCTGAACTAACCGCACTAACACAAAGAAGCCCGATGAGTGGGTGGGTTTGGTGGCTTCGGTGGGTTACTTTCGGCGCGCTCCTGTAAACTGTCACCGTTGCTATATCGTAATGCCATGACAGTTTTTGCACGTTTGCCAAAACAAACCCACCAAAGCCACCTAACCCACCTATTCAAAAGTCAATTCACACAACACAAACGGCGGAAATACGCCATCATTTCACTCTGAAAAGGAAAAACCAATGTCAAAGAAGGCGGCAGACGGCTGCCGCGCCGCCACCGCGAGCTCCCTGGAATGTTTCCGCCACCCCGGCGCCTCACCACCGAGCCGACTTCCCCTGAACACCGGGGAATGTCCGCGTGTGACTGCGGAGGCCAACGTCGCGGGACTGATCGGATATCCAGCCTTTCTGACATGCTCTCGGCCCTGAAGGACCGAGGTTCCGGTGCGCTGCATCAAGCAGCCCTCCGAAGGCTTCCTGCTTCAACGGGCCGCTTAGAGCGGTGCCCCTCCACAGGCTTCGACGCGCAATCCGCACGCCGTAGAATGTTGATCGCCGCATTCGTGTCGGCATTGGCCTCGTGGCCGCAGGACGTGCAGACGAACCGCGCCTGATCTTGGCGGCTCGCCGCATCCACCACGCCGCATACGGCACATGTTTGGCTGGTATAGGCAGCCGGAACCTCGATCAGCTTGCCGCCGCGATCCGCCAGCTTGTAGTTCAGCATCGTGCGGAATGCGCCCCAACCTTGGTCGAGAATGGCGCGGTTCAGACCGGCTTTCTGGCGGACCTTCTTGCCCGGCTCGGCCACGGTGCCCTTCGCAGAGCGGACCATGTTCCGCACCTTCAGCGCCTCCACAACGACTGTGCCGTGGTTCTTGGCAATGTCGGTAGTTGTTTTGTGGAGGAAGTCTTTGCGGGCGTTCGCAACCCGCATCTGAATTTTCGCGACGCGGCGGATAGCCTTGCGCCTGTTGGCCGCGCCACGTTTCTTGCGGCTCAGGTTGCGTTGCGCCTTCCGAAGTGCCCGGAGTGCCTTCTTGCCGTGATTAACCGGCGCAATCATCGTGCCGTTGCTCAGTGCCGCGAATACTGCCACGCCACGATCTATGCCGACCGCTGGCAGGATGGACGGCACCGGATCGGCTACCTCGCGCTGCCACTGGACCGCGACACGCCATAGCCCAGCGCGGCGCGAGACGGTCGCATTGCAGATTTCGCCGGGGATGGCATACCAGGCTCGAAGCCTGATCCAGCCCAGCTTCGGTAGCTTGATTCGGCCGGACGATGTGCCCGTGCGCTCAACCTTAATCGAAACCGGGTCGGGAAACCGGAAACTGTCGTTCAGGCCCTTCTTGCGCGGCGTCGGATAGTCCGCGCGGCCTGCCCACCAGTTCTGATAGGCCCGGTCCAAATCTTTGAGCGCCTGTTGCAACGTATGGACTGGTGCCGCTTTCAGCCAATCAACCTCGGCACGCAGCGCGGTGACTTCGCGGCATTGGCTGGCGAAGTTGAATGTCCGCCCCGGCTTCCACCAGTCGCGCCGCTGTTCCAACGCAAGATTGAACACGAACCGGCACGAACCCGCGATCTGCGCCATCTGCTGCGCTTGCTCGGGCGTCGGGTAGAGCCGGTAGGTGTTGGCCTTGCGGATAACCATGCCGCAATGATACAGTTGGTCTATGACGAATGCAAGCGACATACGGCGAGGCCGTTCCTGCGTTTCAGCGCTCCATGTCCACTTGGTCTTTGTCGCGAAATACCGACGCCACGTGTTCGACGGCCGCGCCATAGAGACGCTGCGGGACATCTTCACCAAAGTCTGCACCGATTTCGAAGCCGAGCTTCGCGCGTGCGACGGCGAAGACGACCACGTGCATCTGCTGATCGAGTATCCGCCAAAAGTCGCCATCTCGGCGCTAGTGAACAGCCTCAAGGGCGTGTCCTCCCGCCTGTTGCGCCAAGCCCGGCCCGACATCGCGCACCGCTACTGGAAAGGCGTCCTATGGTCCCCGTCCTACTTCGCCGCCTCCTGCGGCGGTGCGCCACTCAGCATCGTGCGCCAATACGTCGAACAGCAGCGGACGCCCGATTGATTCAGGTCGGCGCAGACGCGCCTTACGGCCTTACCCCGCCCTGAACGACGGGGCTTGCGGCCGATTTTCGGTCAAGGTAGACAGGCAAATTCCACGCTCGTTGCGATGAGAACATAGTCTCCCCTTCCCGGAACATTCCGGTCGTGCTGACACTTCCTCACCACATGAGACAAAAGAGAATTAACCAAAAGTGGTTAATCCCCGCGCAAATGGCCGATATCTCAGACCCCCATTGACATACACGGAAACGAACAGGACCAATCGCGCGCGCGCCTCAATCAAGAGCCCTATCTCCGTGTGACCTGAGGTACCAAGACCACGGCCCGTCGATCGGAAACTTCGGAGCCTGAACAAACTCCCAATGAGGGGACACCCCTCAAACTCCCCAGAGGGGCGCTGCCCCTCAAACTCCCCGGGATATTTGTAGCAAGGAAATTTCCCAGGAAGAAGCCAACCGGGCCGAGCACGCGAGGCCATCCACCTTGACCGAAAACGGCGCGCAAGCCCCTCGCTTCAGCCATGGGGAGGTTCAGGCGGGCTGGCGTGGACAGAATCCACAAACCGCCCGATAACCACGACTGCCGTTGGAGTTAGCCATGCCCCGCCTCAAACAAATCCCCGGCGCGTCCGGATCAGAACCCCTGGTGCTCGACCAGCATCAGGATGGGCCGCCGACTATCCAGCGGGGGGCGGTTGAAACATCCTTGGGCGTCGTCCTACGCGACTCCCTTGTGACCCGCACCGAGTGGCGCGATCCAGACGATGCTCAGGCGCACCTGCGCCGTGCTGATCGTCCGGGTGGGCGTGACGGGGCGAAGATGATTCGGGGGTATAAGCGGACGTGGACGATCGATCGTCTCCATGTGACATGTCCGTCTGATGTGACGGAGAAGCATGTCAAGGCAGCGACGCGGTGGCTGAACGACTTCGAAAAGAGCCAGGGCTACGCGTCTGGCGGAAAAATTCGTGAGCGTGTGGATGGTGAGAGCGAACCAGCGGTCGATGCGTTGCATATGCGATTCCAGGCCGCCGATCGGTTCAGAGACGCCATTTTGGCATTGGGCGAGACAGCCACGCAGGTGCTGCTGATGGCGGTGATCGATAATCGTCCGCTGGAATACATCGCGGGCATCATGGGCATCAACAGCCAAAAGACCTCCGGGCGGGTGTGCGCCGCGCTTGACCGGCTGCTGGAGCACTACAGGCCGCCAACCCGGCGCGAACTTGATAGGGGCAAGGAACTGCCGTCCGCGGTGGTGGGGGGGTTGCCGGCGGAAAGATTTGGGCGATGGCGTGAAATACCGCTTGACATGGCCAACGGGAACGCCCCTTAGATTTATTATGCTAGGCGAAGCCGCGCCTGGAGGGTGATTCCCGGGCCACTCCAATCCATTCAGCGGAGTAAATAGAGGTATCTGGCATGTCGGAGGAGGAACGCCGCTCCGTAGGCAGGCCGAGCACCTTCGATCGGACCACCTTCGATCAAATATGCGCCAGGATGAGCGAAGGCGAAACGCTCCGGGAAATTTGCCGCGATGAAGAGATGCCGGCGCGCACCACGGTAGCCGGATGGGTCCTCGATGATCGCGATGGCATATCCGTCCAATTCGCGCGTGCGCGGGAGCTTGGCCTTCAGGCGATGGCCGACGAAACGCTCGAAATCGCAGACGATGGAACAAATGATTGGGTCGAGCGTACTCGCCGCGATGGCTCGAAAGAAACGGCGCTTGATCGCGAACATGTTCTTCGATCCACCCTGCGCGTAAGCCAACGCAACTGGCTTCTGGCTCGACTCGCGCGGCACGTTTACGGCGACAACAAGCCAAAGGACGCGGACCCGGACGGAGAGAAAGCCATCACCATCAAGGGCGGTCTCCCCGACTGATGCCGGTCATTACGCTGCCGACATTCCACGCCGGCCAGATCGCGGCATGGGTCGCGCGCTGGCCGGATGGTCGCAAGGTCAAGCGCAAGGCGGTCCGGTGCGGCAGGCGGTGGGGTAAAACGACGTTCGGTTCCGTCATCGCTTGCGACGGAGCGATCAAAGGCGAGCCGATCGGCTGGTTCGCTCCTGAGCACAAGTTTATCGCCGAGGCTTACAACGAGATTGCCCAGGCGCTGGCTCCGGTCAAAAGCGCCTCATCGAAGGTCGAAGGTGTGATCCGCACCACAACGGGCGGGCGCGTTGACTTTTGGTCCCTCGAAAACGACCTGGCGGGCCGGTCGCGGCACTACAAAAAGATATTCATCGACGAGGGTGCCTTCGCGAAGCAAAACGCGATGGATATCTGGCAACGCAACATCGAGCCGACACTGCTCGATCTCAACGGCGATGCCTACGTTCTAAGCAACACCAACGGCAACAGCCCCGAGAACTTCTTCTGGCGGCTCTGCAATGAGCCCGAGCACGGATTCCTCGAATACTACGCTCCGACCACCGACAATCCGGACATGCCACGGCGCATCGCCGGAGAGACGGAAGTGGATTATCTGGCGCGGCGCGAGGAAACGTTCGCTAATCTGATCAAGACGCGCCCGCCACTGGTCTACGCGCAAGAGTATCTGGCGCAGTTCGTCAGCTGGGCGGGAGTCCCGATCTTTGCCGCCGAGCATTTGCTGGTGAATGGCGAAGGGGTCGAATATCCGAAGTTCTGTGATGTTGTCTTCGTCATTATTGACTCGGCCATGAAGGATGGCCAAGCCCACGATGGCACAGGCGCGAGTTACTGGGCGTGGACGGCGTTTTCTCGCGAATTGGTTTGCCTTGATTGGGAGTATGTACAGGTTGAAGGGGCCTATCTTATCGAGTGGATACCTGGTGTATTTGCTCGCGCCGAAGAATTGGCCCGTGAGTGTCATGCCAGGGGTGGTTCGATCGGTGCATATATCGAGGACGCCTCTTCTGGAACCATTCTGCTTCAGCAATGCGCGACACGCGGCCTGCCGGCAGAGGCGCTTCCGTCGGAGTTGACGGCTGCTGGTAAGGACCAACGCGCGCTTAACGCCTCACCCCAGATATATCAGGGTTACGTGAAGTTCTCCCGACACGCTCACAACAAATCCACTAATTTCAAAGGGCAGGAGCGCAACCATATGTGGCGCCAGGTCGTGGATTTTCGGATCGCCGACAAGCAAGGCTACAAGCGGGCCGACGATTTGCTTGACACGGCGACATATGCCATTGCGATCACTTTAGGAAATTCAGAGGGAATTGGATAGGCAGACAGGCGAAAGACGCCACCTGCTCTCCGGCCTTCACGTCTCCCGAAGTGACCATGGGGCCGCCATCGACGATAGACCCGCTCCCCATGTGGCCTGAGTAATACGCGTAAAACAGACCTTTTGCAGGTTGGTTTGGGCCGCCAATGCACTGAATTTCAACTTGATACCGGATCGATAGCGCCGACTTCCCATGAAGCACCAGAGGGACTGGTTTTCCCTCATAGAAATTATGGAAATCCTGAACTACCCAAATCGTAGCCGACCCTTCGCCGTGATCTATATCGCCCGTTCTGACGATGTTCGCCATATCGACATAATCCGTGTGGATGCGGTCTTGCGTGACTACTACCCATCGCGGCGGTGCCGACCTGTCCTGTGCCCACCCCTGCGTGATGGCGTAGAAGTAGACCATCGCCGCGATGATCAGATAGCAGGCCAACGTTCTGGCCCATCGGAACATGATCAGAGCCGCGACGATCGCGCCCGGAACGAAGATGATCCACATTACCAAAATGCTCCAATCTTAGCCAGTTGAGTGCCCGGCAGCGGGTTCTCGTCATGGAACGCGGCCAATGTCTCCAGCCATTCCAGCACTTCGGTCGGAGGCTCGTATTGGCCAGACTCCCATCGGCGGACCTTACGCTCATCCTGACCCAGGACTTTAGCAAGGCCACGGATCGACCAGCGCAATGTCTCGCGGGCGGCTCGGAAGCGGACGGCAGGGGTCACGATGCGTCCTTGGTCCGGCTGGGATGATCCCCGTCGCCGCAAGGGTGGTATGCAGCAGAATGCGGCAAAATACAAGAGAAATCTACTCCACCACACTGAGAGGGCCACGATGAGCGGATCAACCCCAACCCCGACGCCACCGGCCCCTGGGTTCACGCCTGAGCCTGTTCCACACCCCGTCCCGCCCACCATGCCTGGTCCCGTCACGCGGCCAGTTACGCCGGTTCCGGTGCCAGCCAAACTTACCCCGGAGGATCGTATCACCGCCCTCGAACTACACGTGTTCGGCGGACCGCCCGAGGTCAACCAACAGATCCAGGTTGGCGACACCATGACGATCCCGATCACGGCGGAGGACGCGCAACAGGCGGTCAAGCCGCTCCTGGCCGGCGACACATTCATGGCCCGGTCCAGCGATCCGTTGTCGCTCAAGGCGGGGATCGGCGCCGCGAAAGGTGGTGGCCCCGCGCTGATCGTGCAGGGGCTTAGGGCGGCGGTTCGCGTTCTGGCTTTCGTCACGGATGCCAAGGGGCTGCGGCAGGTGGTGGGACGGTTTGACGTGGTCGCGCCAGTTCCATCCGTTGTAACGCCGCCGGAACCCGCCGTTGAGACTGAACCGGTGCCGGTCTCGTTGGCGCTGGATATGGGCGCAGCCGAGACGGAAGAGCCTTCCCCGCCTAGCCCGTGAGCGGATAATTCGTGTCAGGTTTTCAGGGCGCCAACACCACAGAGGGCGGTGTCGGATTCAGTGAGTTCGGTACGACCGCCAACATCGGCTCCGTCCTGCTGCGCCTGCTCTCAGCCGAAGACATCGTCCCGGGCTCCCCCGCCTCCTACCAGCTATGCAAGGAGATCTACATCGCGCACCCGCTCGGCGCGAAAATGGCCGAGGCGCCAATCAATATGGCGCAGTCGCAACAGCGGGAAATCACGATTCCCGGTGGCCCCGAGAGTCGCCTGATCCCAGCGTTCCAGCGGGAATGGCAGCAGGCCGGCCGGGTCGGCGCGGATACGATCACCCACAACCTGCACCGCACCGCCAGAATCTACGGCATTGCCAGTCTGGCCGTGATGGAGCGCGGCAAGGGCGGCAATACCGCGCAACCCTTGCCGATTGAGAAACTGCACGAACTGGATCTGACCTATAACGTGCTGGACCCGCTCAACACGGCGGGCTCGTTGGTGCTGAACCAGGATCCGAACTCACCCGAGTTTCAAAAAGTCCAAGCGATCCGGGTCGGTAATCAGGTCTACCATCCATCGCGCTCGATCACGATCATGAATGAGCAGCCGATTTACATCGAATTCACCAGTTCCGCCTTTGGATTTGTCGGACGCAGCGTCTATCAGCGGGCATTGTTCCCGATGAAGACATTCATCCAGAGCATGATTACCGACCAGTACGTGACCCAAAAGGTCGGGTTGTTGGTCGCGAAGATGAAGTCTCCCGGCCCGGTCATCAACAACCGGATCATGAGTTTCTTCGGGATCAAGCGGTCCGCGCTGAAGGCCGGTATCACCGGTAATGTGCTGACAATTGGAGCCGAGGAGGATATCTCCAGCCTCAATTTCCAGAACCTGGAAGGGCCGGCCCGCTTCGCCCGCGATAATTCGCTGAAGAACATCGCCATGGCCGCCTCGATGCCGGCTAAGCTGCTCGAACAGGAAGAGATGATCGGCGGCATGGCGGAGGGCACCGAGGACGCGAAACAGATCGCGCGCTACATCGATCGGGTCCGCATTGAGATGGGGCCGAGCTACGCGTTCATGGACAAGATCGTTCAGCGCCGAGCATGGTCGCCGGACTTCTACAAGACGATCCAGCGTGACATCGCGGAATATCGCAACGTGCCATATGAAACGGCGTTCTATCAGTGGACCAATTCTTTCAACGCGACGTGGCCGAACCTGCTGGCCGAGCCGGACAGCGAAAAAGTCAAGACTGAGGAGATCCGGTTTAAGTCGGCCGTCGCAGTGTTGGAATCCATGGCACCTCTGCTCGATCCGGTGAATAAGGCGGCCGTCGTCGCATGGGTCGCGGATGAGGTGAACTCGCGGCGAGATTTGTTCTCCGCGCAATTGAATATCGATGAGGCGGCCCTGGCCGCGTATGTGCCGCCCGAACCGCTGACGGAAGAGAAAGAGGAAGCGCCCCCGACGTTTTCTGGGAGGGCCTAAATATGGGCCGCCGTCGGTTCACCGCGCATGACCACAACGGAAGTAACGCGCGACTGACGGTGGTCTATGACCGGAACAGCGACGACCTGCTTGTCGGAATATTTCGCGACCAGCGGCCCGGCGAACCTCTTCATGGCCTTCCAGACGCCGTTGTCGTAGAGATGGTGAGGACTACCTCAAGAATTAACGATGCCCCCACCTTATGAAGGCTTCAGCGGCCGAATAACGTTCCGCCGCCTCCTGGCCCAGGCCATCGCGGAAATATCCGAGGCCGGATACGTCAGCTCTGATCAGATCGAAATGTGGATCGCCCGTCTCCGCAACGCCGCCGAGCAGGACCTGGGCCCCGAAGGCAAGATCGACGCGGAAGTGAACCGCTCGCTCCAAACAATCTTCGATCGCCTCATAGAACGCGGCAAGATCTTCGAATACGTGCCTGAGGTTTCACGCTTCACCCTGGCGATTATCCGGCCAAAACTTCACGCGGAGCTCGACCGGCGCATCGCGGCATCCGTGAACAAGATCAAACTGAACCGGCGCGAGGCGGTTGATCGCACGCTAAGCCGGTTTCAGGGATGGTCAACCTCGATCCCGGCCGGCGGTGATGACACGATCGACAAGATCGAGACGCGGACCGAGATCGGGAAGAGCGTCGCGCGGGTGAGGTATGAACGAGCGTTGGTGGATCGTGATCAAGGTCACAAGTTGATCGCGAACATCGCCGATATCGTCGCGACGGACGCGGGCGCCATCGCTGGCGTGTGGCACGATCACGGCGAGCACGACCCGAGTTATGACGCCCGCAAGGAGCACATGGCGCGGGCCGGTAAAACATATCTGATCCGGAATTCATGGGCGCACCAACAAGGATTAGTACGAGCGCCAAATGGTTTTGTCGATGAGTATGAAATGGTCGGACAAGCCGTGAGCTGCCGCTGTTGGTACAAGTACATTACTTCGCCTCGACGGCTTCCTGACGGTTTCCTGACCAAAAAAGGCCAGGAATGGATCGCGCTTGGTGCGCAAAGGAGACCCCGATGATCGGATACGCCGAGGCCATGGCGGCTCACACGCGGGCTTATGCTGAGCGCAAGGCCGCACAGGTGGCAGAAACCGAGGAGGCCAAGGCTGCGGCGCTGAGGGATGCTGCGGAGTATATGGCGCGGTTGGAACTGACCGACTTCGGTAATGGGGATGCGAGCGAGGCGGAAGATGCCGCTGCGTATCTGGCCGAGATTGAATTAGGCGAGATCGAGGAATGAGCGGTTCCGCCATGACGACGTCGGTCAACACCATGCTGGCCGCGTACACGACACTGACCGAGGCGCAGACCCAGGTAACAGCCGCGACGCCAGCCTACACCACGGCTCTTGCTGCCTATACAGCGGCCACGACAGCGGTTGAGCAGGCGCATATCGCGTTCAACGCGGCCGTGGCGGCGGTGCATCAATTGGGTTCGCCGACTTAAATTCGAACCGCCCAGGAGGCGCAACATGCCCCTCGCGGCCGGTTCTTCTCAGGAGACAATTTCAGCGAACATAGCCGAAATGATCCGCGCCGGTCATCCACCCAAACAGGCGGAAGCGGCGGCCGAAAGAGTGGCTCGAGGCGACGACGAGGAGCCTCAGAAGCCACGAATGACCGAACTGGACGCGGCCCGGCAGGTGCGGGACGGGTTGCTTCCGTCGCCGTGGCCACTTGGCGGGATGACACTGTTCGCCCTCCGCGTCACTGGCACTGGCCTGAGTTACCGCAGCGGCCACGATGAATTCGTATGGCGCGACGCCTCGATCTATCTGAACGACGAGTTCCTCGCACGATGCAACGGGCTCCCGATCATCTGGGAGCATCCGGAAAAGTCCAATCTGAATTCAGAGGAATTCGGAGATCGCGCGATCGGAACAGTGATGTTGCCCTATCTGAAGGGTGACGAGGTCTGGGCGATCTGCCGTTTGTACGACGCCGAAGCCATTGGCCTGATGACGGACGGACAGCTCTCGACGTCGCCGGCCGTGGTGTTCTTACCCGGTGATGGCAATCAAAAGATTGAGTTGAACGGCGAAACGTTTCTGATCGAAGGCGATCCTTCAACGCTGGATCATTTGGCCGTTTGTGGGGCCGGCGTCTGGGACAAGGGCGGCCCGCCAACTGGCGTACTTAACGACACTCTCATCAAGGAAATTGTCGGCATGACCGAAGAGGAAAAGGCCGAGGCCGACAAGGCCCGGAAAGACGCGAACGATAAGTTCGACGCGTTGATGAAACGCGTTGATGCGATGGAGGCCGATAAGGCGCGCCGCGACGCCGATGACAAAGAACGCGAAGACAAGACCCGGCACGACGCCGCGCGCAAGGATCGTTTCGGCCCCCGCAAGGATGGTGAGTCCTACAAGGACTGGGGCAAGCGTCACGACGCCGACGAGGCCGCGATGTGCGACGCGTTGGAGAAGGGCGGCGCCGAGGCTGACAAGGCCCGCAAGGACGCGAAGGACTGCCGCGCCGATGCCGAGGAAGGCGAGAAGAAAGAGGGCGGCGAGGGCTTCGAGAAGTGGGCCAAGGAAGAGGCCAGGGAGCCAGAGCACAAGGACGATAAGGCCCGCAAGGACGCCGAAGAGAAAGAGCACGAGGAGAAGGCCGATGCCGCGCGGAAGGATGCCGCCATGAATCAGGAGAATGCCGCGCTGAAAGAGCGTGTCGCGGCCATGGAATCCTTCATGAGGACCATGACGGCGGAGGTTGCGCCCGGGGAGCGAGACGCCCTCGCCGCCACCCAGAGCCGGGCTGACAGCGCCGCCGCGATGTTTGGAGAGCATGCCCCACCACCTTACCCCGGCGAATTGTCCATCGACTACCGCAAGCGCCTGCTAGGCCGGTTCAAGCAGCATTCTGAGCGCTTCAAGGAATCCCGGTTCGACAGCCTCGACAGCGCCATGCTCTCGCCGATCGAGGACATCGTCTACGCCGACGCGGTCACGGCGGCGCGCCATCCCGCCCAGGCGCGGGCCGGCCTGCTCCTGGCCCGCGAGCATCGCGACGCGGCGGGCCGAACGATCACGACGTACCACGGCGACAGCATGGCATGGCTCCAACATTTCATGACGGGTGCCCAGGTCGGCAAAATCGTGCGCAACCCCAACAAGGGAGCCTGATAGATGTCCGGTAGCATCACCTTCAACCCCTACGCCACGACCACGCCGCGCAACCCATTCGTTCAGCAGACCCAGGGCTATTATCAGGGTTTCGCGATGGACGAACCGTCCTCACGCCTATGGCTTCGCGGCGGCACGCTGGATGTCAACGAAACGCTGACGATGTGGGGCGGCATCCCGATCTCCCAGGAGATCCACAACAACGGCACCGGCTCCGAGGGGCTTGGCCCGGCGGTCAAGCGCGCCACGACCCAGGCCAGCGTGACCGGTTTCAGCGTCTTCAATCAGGCATCGAGCATGGTGATCGTGCCAGGCAACAGCGTGCCTTTGGCCGGGGTCGGGAACTACGTCTCGTTCTACATGGGCGGCAGCGGTCAGGTGCGTATCGCCGTGAAGTGTGATGCCGCGCTGATCGCCGCGCTAACGTCTGGCGAACTGATCAATGCTCCGGCGCTTTACTGGGATGTGACGAATTATCAGATCACTCTCACAACGACTGGCGGCAACTTCGCGCTTCCCACCGCATATCGGTTGGACAGCACGAACACGAACAGTCAGGTCGTGAACTACAATGCCGGCACCGTAACGTGGATCGCTGGCGACGCCGCGCTCCTTTTGATCTGAAAGACCCAGCCCCATGCCCGTGATGTTTCCAACTCAGGCGAAAGTCACGCCGAGTTTTTCCGAGCCGGATTTTGTCGTCACCTATGCGCAGGCATCCGGTGCGTTCGCCGCTCTGGCCGGGGGTAAGCCGCGTGTCAAGATCGGTTCCGAAGACATGGCGGTTTACATCAATCGCCTCGATCTGCGCACCGATGTCATTGCTGGCCAGTCGCCCAGCAACATGCTGCCCTCGGCCACGCTGATCGTGAATTACGATACGACCCCGACCTATCTGATCCGCACTCGCGCGATCTGGGATCATCACGACGTGGCGCGCGGCAGCGAATATGCCCTCAGCGTCCCGACAGGGCTCGACCTGGCCGCGTTTCAGGGCATCTTCCAACAGATGCGCACCGCGCTGCTGACCGGATTCAATCCGGCCAATGGCGAGGGGTTGCTCAATACCACCGGTGCCACGACGGTTGCTTTGCCTCCGGATTCGTTCGGCAACACGACGGTCCGGAACTACGACAACGGTCAGATGGCGCTCTGGATCCTCGGCGAGATCGTCGCGTTGAAAAGCGGCATGTGGCAGTCTGGCGGGAACATCCACAACAAAATCGTGGTCATCTCGCCGCAACGTGAATTCCTCGCCTTCGCCACGTCCGGCATCGTGCAGGTTACGTCGTATCAGCGTCCCGGCGCCGGCACATCGACGATCGCCGAGGTCATCAAGGGCACGCTGACCGAGAGCGGCGATCAGTTCGAATGGTATTTCGATGACACGCTCATCGGGCAGGGCGCCGGCGGAAATGACATCGTCCTCCTGACCATGCCGGAGATCGAAGCGCCAGACTTTCCAGGCATCAACACCAACATTTTCGGATCGGACATTCGGCCGCAACTGAAGGCGGTCAATCTGATGTACGCCGACATGGACGCACCGATGAAGATCCCCACCCCAACCCCCGACGGTGCGATCACGCAGATCTATGAGCTGCGGATCACCAGCGGGTGGGGCATCCGCCCGCAAGGACTGTACCTTTTGTCAATGCCTTATTAAGAGGCCGCGCATGACCCTTTACGTCGCCAACCCATCGACCCAGACGCATCACTTCCATTTCCGCGAGCCGGTGAACAACCTCATCAATGTGGTGATGTTGGGCTCGGGGCGCCAAACCGAAATCGGTCACGGCTGGGATCCATCACAGCAGGCAAAGGTTATCGAGCAGTTGGTGCGTTTCGGCGCGCGCGACGCAGCGGAAGCACATGGCAAGATGGGCAAGTTCAACGGCCTGCTTTACCGTGACCGCGGTGCCATCGAAGAGAACGAAATCGAGATGGCGCATGAGGCCGAGATGCAGACGCGCGAAGAGCGGTCCGTCGCCGCCGCGACCACCGGCGCGCTGGCGTTCGACCACACGGTTCGCGCCAGATCCAGGAACCGCCCCTCGGCCCTCGTGACGGAAACGAAGGTGTTGCAGGATGTGGCGCCCGGCACGAAGCGCCGCGGGACCGAGGTGGACTTCGATCTCACCGTCGACCCTGAGGGCCGCTCAGACGTGAACCTTCCAGTCTGACCTGTGCCCTGGGCCAATCCTACCCGTCCCAATCTGCCGGACTACATCCTGTTCGTGCAGCAAGTGATGGACATTGACCCCCTTCTGTTACCCAGCGTCGCCACGCCCGCCACGCCGGCGCTGACGGCTGGCTCCAGCGGGTCACTGGCTACTGGGGCGGTCTACGTCAGGACGACGTATGTCTCCGCCCTGGGTGAGACCGTGGGCTCTCCGGAAGCTCAGATCGCTGTCACGGGTCCATCAGGCTCGGTCCAGGTGACAAGTCCCCCGGCGGTCACAGGGGCCACAGGATACAGCATCTACGCGGCTCCGGCGCCCAATGCCGAAACGCTTCAGAACACCGCCCCAGTCGCGATCGGGACGAACTACAGCATCACGACCTTGATGTCTGGCGTATCTCCTCCAACGGACGATACCGCAAGCTCGCCATGGATCACCTATGCGTTCGATCAGGCCCGCGATCTCGTCTTGATCCCTGGCGGGAGCGCCCCGTGGGGCTTCGCGCGCGGACCAGGGAGCGCTGGCATCGGGTACACGCTGGCGGTCTACAACTGCGCCGGCCACATCCAGATCAGGATCACGCCGGATGAAGATGGGCGCACGTTCTTCAAGGAAAGCCGCGCCACGTTCGGTATGCTGAAGATGTCCGTTGGCCTGGTGCAGGCGACTTCCAACGTGGACACGTCATCAACCTTCGCGGTGCCAGACTCGCTAAAGCAACTCACGTTGAGCGATCTGGGGTTTATGACCACGCCTTGGGGTCGGGATTTCCTCTCTTATAACCAAGATTATGGTCCCTCGGTTTGGGGACTTTCATGATTCTCAGTCTGGGCGTCGTGGATATTCCTTATACGCACGATCCTTCCCCCGCGAAAACATTTAGCCAGAAGCGCCGCCAGAAGCGCAACGATATCCGAGCGGCGTTCGGCGAGGCGGAACAGCACGGAACTACCTATGAAGTCGCGCAGATCCTGGAGGCTCGTTATCATATCATCGAGATATTCTGGGAACTCCACGGCCAGGAGATTGCCGACACCATAACCGAGGATATGCGAGACTTCCTTGACGACAGAATGTCCGGCTCCGGTCGGAATAAGCCGACATTCATCGCGGCCGAGAGTGAAGCCAAGACCCTGTTCAACACCTTCATCAACAGCAAGGAGATGGACAGCCTCGGATATCCTGGCGTTCCCACGCGGGCGTCGTTGCGGGGGGTGAACCATTCGTTTTTGCATCCTTATTCCAAGAATAATCCACCCAGACCTTCTTTCCGTGACACTGGCTTATTTCGCGACAGTTTCGTCGCGTGGATGTCTGAGTGAGCGGCGTCAACGAAGCCGCCGGCCAGACCGGAGGCCAGTTTCAGGCCAATCTCCTGGCCGGGCTCAAACTCCTCTCCAGTGACGCGCAGATCGTTTTCGCGCAATACATCCGCCATGTTCTGCCGCTGGACGGGTACGTGTTCTGGCTAAAAACGATGCAAACCCTGATTCCAGGTTCTTTGCATTACGCGGCACAAGAGCAGCAAAACTACGATGAATCGTTCGCGATCCGTCGCGTTGTCTTCACGACCGGAACCATGGTCAAGCAGTTCGACGAGATCGACCCCGATACAATCTGGATCGGCGAAGCGGCTGGGTTGAAATTCGCATTCTCCCAACAGGCGCCGTTTTACGGCCCATCAGGAGTCTATCACTACCGTGGCGATGCCGTGTATCCGGCGATGGAGACACAGCTTGTCGATGTCGGCTCGGAACTGTCGGACAAGACGTTGATCGTCTCCAACAGCCTTCCATCATGGCTGACGCTGAAAAGTTACTCTCCGCCGTGGCTGGTGGCGCCAAACCCATGCATCACGCTCTATCCATCATTCCTGGTGCCGGACAACCTGCGGCCGCCTTATGGCGCGGTGCATATCCCGCCCGACGCGACCGAGCCAATGGCCGGTCTTCCGTTGATCAGTCAAAATGGGTTGCACTCACAACTGGCGTGCGACCGCGTCCTGATCACGCTCTATGGCGCGACCAATGCCGAGGCGATGGCGTTCCTCGATCTGGTCAATCAATACAGCATGGACACGGACGCGATCGGCATCATGAGTGCCGCCGTGGCGCGCGACGAGAAGCGCACTCAGACCGAACTTGGCGTAATCGCGATGAAAAAGAGCTTCGCGTTCGAGGTGGACTATCTCCAGGAAGCCATGCCGAGCGTCGCGCTGAAGCTCATAAAATCCGCGCCGATCACTTACATCATTCAGTAAGGACAACAAATGCCCCAGACTCCATATGGGACGCCGATTGGCGTGGCATATACGCACATCGCCAACGCCGGCACGACCGTCGTCAAAGCCAATCCTGGTGCGATGTACACGATCAACATCAACAGCGGAACCGCCGGAGCGACGCTCACGCTGTATGACCAGACCAGCACGACGATCGGCACAGTCCTGATCGGGGCGTTGAATTTCGGAACGGCGGACGTGTTGCCACTTCGCGTTCCTTATGGACCGGGCTACGGCGGCATAAACTTCAAAAATGGCCTTGTCGTGGTCACCGCCGGCACGCTGGACGCGACGATCGCGTTCAAGTGACCCGATCCGCCGGGCGCCCTCACATTCGATCTGATACCGGAGCATCCGTATGAGCGGTTCGAGCGGCTACAATCCGATCACGAAGGTTAATGTTTCGCAGCAGAACGCGCCGCTGCCGAACCAGTTGCAGCGAACCGGAGCTGTGGTGTCACAAGGCGGCACCACGTTGACTCCCGGAACATACTCGTTGCTAACACAGCCTTCCAGCCTGACATCATTGCTGAGCGGCGTGGCGACTTTGTCGGGTATCGTGCAAACCGCTGGCACCGCGACCGCCACGCTGTCGACCGGAACGCTTCCCACCGGGGAGACGCTGATCCTTACTGTCATGGGCGCCAGCGGCGGCACGACGGCGTACAACGGGACGTTCACCTGCACTGTCGCGTCCGCCACGACATTTACCTACGCGGTTCCGACGGGCACCCCAACCCCCGCGACAACCGCGAGCAGCCTGACCTATACCCCAGAGGATGTCGCCGAACTGAATGCCATGACGACAACGTTCTTCGCGCAGGGCTCGGGGGTCGGGGTTTATGTCCTTGAACTTGGCCTGGGTGACGCGGTGCACGGCATCGCCGCGCTGACGACCTTCATCACCGCCAATCCGAACAAATTCTATTCCTATCTCTTGCCCCACGATTGGGGTATTGCCCCAACATTTTACTCCGCCTTCGCCATTAACTTTACGAGCGATACGGCAAAAACCTATTTCCATGTCACCACGACTTTGGCCTATTGGCAGGCCAACCCGACGGTGTTCGCCGCCACGCTCAAATGTTTGGTTGTCAGCATCGAGGCGCCCGCCGTCGCGGTAGCCTTCGTCGCCGGCACGCCGACCGAATTCAGCGCGGCCGCGTTCTTCTACGTCACGCTGAATCTCAACCCATCGCCCGGTAATCAGGTCACGCAGGCGGCGTTCTCCTACCTATTTGGGGTCACGCCATATCCTGTCGTCGGCAATTCGGCGCTGTTCGTCTCGATGGAGACCGCCAATATCAACATCGTCGGCACCGGAGCGGAGGGCGGTATCACAACCGCGATCGAACTATACGGCACGACGCTGGACGGCAACGACTTCAATAAATACTGGTATTCGGTCGATAATGTCCAGTTGACCCTGGACCTTAACACCAGCAACGCGGTCATCAACGGGTCGAACAACCCACTCGCACCGCTCAATTACAATCAGGCCGGCATCAACACGCTGCAAAGCGTCGCTGGCAATACGATGCAAACCGAGATCGCCACTGGTCTCGCGCTGGGACAATTGGTCTACACACAACTGACCGGGACCGCGTTCGCCCAGGCTTACGCCCTGAACCAGTTCGCAGGTCAGGTGGTCGTCAACGCGATCCCATTTGTATCTTTCGTGACGCTGGAATCGGGCGATTACGCCGAAGGCATCTACGCCGGGCTGGCCGTCGCCTACACGGTGCAACTCGGGTTCCGGCAGATCATCTACAACGTCAGCGTTTCGAACTTCATATAAGGGGACTGAACCGTGTCTCAGACAATCGGCAATCCCCAGATCCCGCAAGGGATTCTCAATCTCACCCGCGTCAATGTGCAGGTGCCAAACTTCCCACAACTGAACGTGACGGCCTCGTATCTTGGCGCTGGCGGTATGTCGATCTCGTGGGGTTCTCCGGCCACGACGTTCATCAACACGTTGACCGGACGCGTCATCGCGCCCGAGCCGTTCCAGTCTGTTACGGTCGGGCTGCATCTTGTGAAATCCCAGACCCTGGCCGGGCAGTGGGAATCGCAGCGCATCTCGCTGACCACGATCGGCAACCTGCTGGCGTTCACCGATACCGCGCTGATGCCAAGCTACGCCTTCACGAACTGCGCGATCGAGAATGTCGCTGAGATCGTATCGAACGGGAAATCGACTGAGTATTTTGTTACAGTCGGCGGCACGTATATCGTAAACAACAACCTTTGGGCACTGACGGTGTAATTTGAAAATCGACCGCAGGCTTTTCCTCGTCCAATCAATCGAAACCGAGTCAGGAATCATACACATTCACTCCATGCCGGTCTCATTGGAGGTTTGGCGCAATTATTTCCTGATTCTGGCGAAGACATACTCCCAGATCTTCGCTCAGGGACTTCACTCGATCGCCGGGCCATCGGTGGCTTGTCTCATGCTGGAACGTTTGGCTCGAATAGATGGCGTATGGGAAGGCGAGAGCGGTGTCCAACAGGGTCTGCTTAACGAAATCCGCCGCCTGACAAATATCGTGCTGCCGACCGGCAAGGGATGGGAGACGGTGCCATATGAGGTTGCGCTCTCGCGCCAGTTGATCGATCCGGAAGATATCGAACAGATTGAAGGCGCAATCGTTTTTTTTATCTGTGCGTCAGCGGTTTTGCGCGGCAGGAATCAGAGGACGAAACTGGAAGCGATCCTGATGATGATCGACCACCTGTGGGGTGCGCGGAGTTCATCATTGGATGTTATGGCGTTCGCCGCTTCCTTGCCGATCTCGATACCGGCCGAGACTATTGGCGTGAGCCCGACAGCGTCATTACTGCCACATTAGACTGGGCCGCGACCGAAGGGTTCTTCGAACTCATGCTGCGGAACGGCCAGAGGAAGTATCCTGACGCTCTGGCGTTTCGGCAGCGGCATTTGATGGCCGCGCTTCAAAGGAGGGGCTGACGATGGCGACGGCTCCCCGCTCAATTCTCGACATTGATGTCCGCGACGAAAAGTTCAAGGCATTTCTCGCGCTATACGACCAATACCAAAAAGACCTCGCCGGGATGAAGGGTCTTTGGGTCGATACGGAAAAGGCAATCGAAGGTGCCGCCGATGCCGCCTCGAAGGTCGGCGAGGCTACGGCTGATATCGGCGAAAAGACTGAAGCCGCCACGAAGACCTCTGAGTCAATGGCGGCCGTCATCGCTGCGATCGCGGCTTCGACAACGTTGATCACCGAGCATAAAACCAGGCAGAGCGACGCCGATAAAGCTGCCGCGAAAGCAGCCGGCGAGCAAAGAGACACTGAACGCGAGTCGTTGAAGATCCAGCAAGAGAAAGAAAAGTCCTCAGAAGAGCATCAAAAGAGACTCAAGGAGTTCTATCAGGATTCCATTGGCCTGACCGCGACGGTGGCGAGGAATGTTTTCGCCATTACCGAGAAGGTTGCGAAATGGGCCATCCTGTCGCTTGGGGCGGGGCTGATCGGCGGCGGCGCTGGCTTGTTCGGAATTGATCGGCTCGGCGAGGACGTGGCCAGCACGCGGCGTCAGGCCCAAGGATTCGGTATATCAGCCGGCGAACTACAGGCGTTCAATGTCAATTTCGGCGAGCGGCTTGGTCTGGGCGCTGATTTCCTTGGTTCAGTCCAGGACATCAAATCGGACCTCGGTAAGCAATGGCAATTCACCGCCATGGGGATACCAGCCCAGCGGTGGCAAACCGAAGATGACGCCGCGCTCTCGACCGATGTCATCAAGCGCGCCCATGAGATGTGGAGGGAGGCTGGACCGCAAGGGCACAATCACCAGTGGATGGAAGCGCATGGGCTGAGTTCCATGTCGCTCAACCAGTGGCAGGCCATCGGCGCGCAATCGCCTGGCGACATAAACCGTTGGTCTGCGCAGTACCAACGTGATGCCCGCACCATGGGCGCATCTGATCCGGTGCAAAAGGAATGGGTCGATTTCATCACCCAATTGCATCGTGCCGGCGAACAGATCCAGAAGATATTCGTCGAGGGCCTGGAGCCTCTGGTGCGCTCGGACGCTCTGCCGAAATTGTCAGCGGCGGTCGAGCATGTCCTGGCGGGCTTCCTCGGCAACCCGCACATGAAGGAATGGATTGACGACTTCGCTAAAGGGATCAGTGTCTTTGGTGACTATTTGGGTTCCGAGAAGTTCGAAACCGACGTCAAAGGGTTTGTTGACGGAATTGCCTATGCGGCGGACCGGATCGGAAACATTTTGCAGGCGCTTGGAATCATAGCACCAACCGCGAACCGACAGGCCGTCCAGGCCCTACCTTCCATCTACGCGAACCGCGAACAGATCATGCAAGGACTCCACGGCGCCGCGCTCCAACCCGGCCAGGACATGGACTTCACTGGGTTGGAACAGAAGACGGGCCTTCCACCTGGATTACTCCGCGCGATCGGTATGCAAGAATCGAGGCTCAATCCCAATGTCGCAACGACGTGGGACGGAACCCCTAAGCAGGCTCATGAGGGGATTTTTCAGCAATCCACTGACTTTCAAAAACAGTTCGGTATCACCAGCCCCCCTTCTCCAGAGGAGGCAGCGAAAGGTGAAGCGATCGCCCTTCAAAATTACATGCAAAAGTTTAAGGGTAACCTGGCTGAGGTCATCGCGGCTCAGAACGAAGGACCTACCGGTGTGGACCGGCAAATTGAGGAGGCGAGACGCAAAGGTGGCGATTGGTTCACCTATGCGCCAGCCGGGGTTAAAAAGTATGTAAATGAAGTCGCGCACCGGATGAACATTAGCGTTTCAGTCCTCAACCAAACCGGTGCGAATATCGCGATAACGGCGAATGCGGTGCGGCAATGAGCGGCGCGATAACCAGCGTCCTTTCTTCCGCGTTCGCTTTGGGTTTTTCCATCAGTCCGATCATCCTCGTAGGAGGTCTGGCACAGAGCGTGGGAGGCATTCTGCCCATCATCGCCCTGACCGAGGGCGTGAGTCTTCTGACGGGCCTGGTCGGAGGCACATTCCCCACCACCCTCGATCAATTCTTTGCCCAATTCACCGTCATCCCGTCTGGCAAACTGATCTCGCAGCAGATCGGACATTACTCCTTCGCCAATCAATCCGTCGCCGCGAACGCCGTCATCACGGAGCCGCTGACGGTTTCGGTACGGATGGACTGCCCAGCCAAGAACCCTGGCGATTACCTCTCGAAACTGGCGGTCCTGACCGCGCTTCAGGCCGCGCTCAGCGCGCACAACGCGGCTGGCGGTCTTTACACCATCGCCACACCATCGTTCATTTATACGAACTGCATCATGCGCGAACTCACGGACATCTCGGGGGCCGGCTCGGCCCAGGTGCAATACCAATGGCAGTTCGATTTTGAGCAGCCTCTGGTGACCCTCCAGGCGGCGCAACAAGCCTATAGCGGACTGTTGAGCAAGATCGCCGGTGGGACGCAGATCAGTGGCATCCCATCCTGGTCCTCCATCTCTAACGCGGTCAGTGGCGGGGTCAGTTCTTTGACCAGCGGTATCGGGCAAATCTTCGGCGGATCGGCGACCGGAACGCTGGCCGGCGCCGCTCCGCCTGTCTCGACTAACTTTGGGTCTGGCCCGTGAGTTGCGGGGCGGCGGGGCCTCAACATCCCCGCGAGGCCAACGCCTGGTACGCACACCAAGGTGCGGC